CCATCATTCGGATAAAGCCTTATCTTACTCAAGGTATTGTTTTATCTGAAGTCTTATCGATTAAGCGAGTTGTACCATCAACTCACATGCTTACCCCTTACGCACTTGAAAAGATTTCTGCAGGCTTCCCCAGCCCGGCACAAGACTATATAGATAAAGCTCTCGATATGAACGAGCACTTAATTAAGAATGAAACTGCTACATTTATTGTAAAAGTTGCTTCGCTTTCGATGCTTAACGCTGGCATTGATATTGATGACGAGCTAATTGTTGATCGTAGCTTAGATGCCAAACACGGCGATATTGTTGTTGCGCTAATCGATAATGAATTTACCGTAAAGCGGTTAATGATCGATGAAACAGGCCAATGGCTGAAAGCAGAAAATCCAGATTATAAAGATATTCACCTTCTGGATGGCCAAGAGTTACTTATCTGGGGTGTTGTCACTTGCATTATTAAAATGACAAGAAGAACTTCATGAAGCATGAGAACAAGGTCTTTTTTCTTATAGACGTTAATAATATGTACGTCTCATGTGAAAGAGTCTTTGAACCAAGTTTGAATGATAGACCCGTTATTGTACTCAGCAATAATGACGGATGCGCCGTTGCTCGCAGCAATGAATCAAAAGCTTTAGGCATTAAAATGGGCGTTCCATTATTTCAAATTAAAGACATAGTTCAAAAACATAATGTCCTCGTCCTTTCAAGCAACTATGCCCTATACGCCGAAATGTCGAGACGTTTTCATAAGATCCTTGCTTCGTATGTTACAGATGAAGAAGTTGAACCGTACTCGATTGATGAGTGCTTTGTTGATTTCTCAGCTTATGAGAAGAACTTTGATTTAGAAAAAGTCGGGCAACAAATGCGCCAGCAAATATGGAAGTGGCTAGGTTTGCCTGTCTGTGTGGGTATTGGTAGAAGCAAAACAGAAGCAAAGATTGCGAATCATATTGCAAAGAAAAACCCCAGCTTTAACAGCGTTTGTGATTTAGTGAATATGGATCCGTGCAATAAAGAATACTACTTTGCTCAAATAGATGTGAGTGAAGTCTGGGGCGTTGGTCGTAAGCATTCAAAAAAACTTCAAGCAATGGGAATTAATGCGGTCCTCGACTTGGCATGTGCTGAACCACGTGAAATGCAAAAACGCTTTTCTATCGTTATGGCTCGTACTATCTATGAATTGCAGGGGATTTCTTGCATTGAAATCGAGCACACCCCACCTTCAAAAAAACAAATAGTTGCATCGAGATCCTTTGGCACAAAAGTTACTGAGCTGAATGATTTAAAAGAAGCTATCTCAATGTACGCTCAAGATGCATGTAAACGATTACGTGATGAAGAGCTATTATGCGGCTGTATGATTGCTTTCGTACAATCAAACCCTTTTGATCCTAATGTTCCGTTTTACAATAAATCAATTACTGGTTCGTTTTCAGAGCCTACTGATTGTGCAATTGATTTCGTTAAAGCAGCGACACGATTGGTTAGTGAAATTTATAAAGAAGGTATCAAGTATAAAAAGTGTGGCGTAATACTTACAGGTCTGGAGGCAAAGTCTGGCCATACTTATGACCTATTAACCGACTTTGAGCATATAGAGAAAAAAGAGTGTTTGATGCAGGCTATGGATAGTATCCATAGTAAATTTGGAAAGAAAAAACTAGGTGTTGGACCATGTTTTTTGCCTAATCGTAACTGGAGTATGAGCCGCGATAAACTTAGCAGAAATCCTTTTCGATGGGATGAACTACCTTTGATAACAAAATGAGAAAATATTTGCTCGTTTTTATTAATTATTACTAACTTTGAGCAAATATCTGCTCAATTAACCCTTTAATAAGGAACTTTACACAACTAACTGACGAGCAATTAACACAAACTCTTATCCCTAAACGTTTTGTACCGTCCACACCACCTGAGTATGAAGGCAAAAATATGGTCTATGTTTTTGATAGTGAAGATTCTTTTAATTTAACTTATGATAAATTAAGTAGAATTATTAGTAAGACTCGGATGATAGGTCCACAGATAATTTCTAACATAGAATGAAAGGTTAATGAGGAAGAAATAATGGAAAATTTTCAGCCCGAATTGAAAAAAGAAGCATTTATTTGCCCGTTATGTAATGTTTATGCGAATATGCAATGGATTCTTAGTGATAAAAATGAAAAAAATGATCCAAACATAAGTATATATTTAGCTAGATGCTTCTATTGTAAATCAGATTCTATTTGGCGCGTTACAATACCTTATGCCAAAGCTCATACTTCAGAGATGATTTACCCCAAAACAGATGTAATTGTTAAAGCTGAAGCAGATATGCCAGAAGACGTTAAATCAGATTTTGAGGAAGCAAAAAAGGTTTATAACGCATCGCCTAAAGCTGCGGCAGCTTTATTACGTCTAGCTTTGCAAAAACTTTTGGTTCACTTGGGTCAACCAGGTAAAAATATTAATTCCGAGATTGGAAATCTGGTTGCAGAAGGCAAATTGAATGGAGGTATTCAGAAAGCTGCTGATACTGTTCGGCTGACTGGCAATAATTCTGTTCATCCTGGTGAAATGAATGAGGAAGATGTAGATTTTATCGCCTCAAAAATGTTTGACTTAATTAATTTTATTATTAGAAAAACAATTACTGAGCCAAGAGAGCTAGAGGAACTTTATAATATGACTCCGCTAAGGGCCAGAGAAGCTATTGAAAAAAGGGATACAAAGTAGCTTGGTAATCCCCACGAAAGTTTTAAACCAATACCAGCATTTAAATTGCGATTGATCCGTGTGATCCGTAATTTCATATAAAGGAACACACGAGTATCTAAAAAAACTATAGGAAATGAGGGTCTAATAAAGATAAAATATACCTCATATCATCACAATTTTATATTACTATTAGTTAGTTTATTAAATATCTTAACGAAAATAAATTATGTTTTTAGAAAAAATTAAATCAGCAGAATCAATACCAGAAATGATCACATTATTTATAACTTTTAATTTTATTATTCAAACTAGTTATAAATTTGGATTTCTGTCAAGTTATGGATATTGGACTATCTCCTTATACAATCCAATTGAGATTATGTTTGGAAACTTAGAAATGATTCTTACGTATATTCTAGTTTTCACATATGTAATATATGACAAGTTCACTATTGGTTCCCTAGTTGGTATCTTGACAACATTTATTGTCCCGTTTATAAGCCAATTTATCTATACTGGTATTTTTTACATTCCAAAATTTTCATACTTTGCCATTGCAATTGGTATCTTTGGTATTGCATTAAAAAACACTAAAAACAATGACTTATTAGAAACATCGCTTTTTTCAATTTTATTATGTATTTTACCTTTAGTTTATGGTGTTTATGAAAATAATAGTTTAAAAGTAGAAAAACTAGCAAAAGCAACATTAAATGTAAAAACAGAGAAAGAATGGTTTATTTTAGACAAGTTCTCCGATAATTTTTTATTAATTGACAAAGATAAAGATGATTTAAAAGTAGTAAAAATAAATGATCTAGAAAACATAAATATTAAGTAATTTTTAATTTCACCCCCACATTTACTCTGCGTCTATTTATGTAGAAGCAGAGTAATGTTGAAACATCATAATGAAATGCGATTAGCAATCCAGCCATAGAAGAATTGTTCTTGTTTTGGATTTCGCTCACAGATTTCAATGTAACGTTGCCCTTGCATAATGTTGAGAACTCTTACAAGGACTTTCTCGCCATCTTTCCCTCGTTTGGCCAAGTAAGTTTTGAGAGCTCCTAAAGTATTAGGACCATAAACACCATCAATCATTAAATCTGCATATCCGGCTTTACCTTCATTATTCAACAAATTTAAAGCTCGCTGTAAAAGTGGTTGTGCGAATCCAGTACCACAGTTCACACCAGTATCTAGAAGCTCTTCAGCTACTGCAGAAGAAATCAGATTCACCTGGTCAAATCGCGGTGAAATCCAGTATTGCTTCCGATAAATTGCTTTGGCCACATCAAGAGGTAAATCTCGCATGTTGCCCTTATATCCGTTTGCTCGACCAACTGCTTCAGTAATTCCATACTTTGTTGCACCACCACGATCGGCTGGATTATTCACATAACCCCCTTCACGTTTAATAAGCTCATCAAGATATTGTTCAATGTTCATTTCACTTTTCCTCAGATAATAAAAAACCGCCCGAAGGCGGTACGTACATGAGAATGCAATTACTTCAGTGCCAAAATAATCGCGATAATAATAAGTCCTACAACTAACCCAAAATTGGTAATTGCCTGTAATAGGCCTGCTCGGTCAGCACCCTTCTCGCTCATTTTTCCATCTACCTTTAATTCAGATTTTGATGTATGCTTATGCATAGAGATATTTCTCCTTAATCTTGCTCTGGTTAAGTTGATAAAGAACCTCAGTGTTGGCGCACTGGGGTTTTTGCTTTTTGATCATAGAAAACTTAGCTATGAGTTTCCTCCGGCCCGATTTCCATTAAATACACAAACTACTTATGGGTGGTTCATTGATTGTAGGGTTTCGATATAATTGAGAGAAGGTAACTGAGTGCCATGGTGTCAACAGCAAATCTCCTTATCTCTTATACATATGTAACTAAACTAAGCCCCTTTTTTTGGATAGCATTAACTATCTTCGATGTCTTTTCGGGCTTTCTTAACTTCTTTAAGTACTTCAATAATTGTCTTACCTTCTTGTTTATCGATGAAGTTAAAAATCCACCGAACCAAAGCCCAACCGGGTAAACCACAAACAAAGAAGAATCCCCCAAGTGCAATCATTCCCCAAATATCGGTAATCCATTCATGAAGCCCCCACTTAACAATAATGAATGAGCCGCCCGCCAGACTTGATACAACCGTACAAATCAGACCAACTGCCCATTCTTGTGGTGAGCGTGGCATTCGTGTCATCAATACAACTGCTGCAACTAAAGCAACTGCTAAAGTCACCATAATTGCTGCACCGTAAAATTTTAAAATTGCTGTTAAGCCGCTAGTGGAAACTGGTTCCATAATTACCCCTAATTTTTCGGCAATAAAAAAGCACCCAATTTAGGGTGCTATCTAAGAAATTTCTAAATTAAAAATTTACTGCTTCAATTTCTTCATATGTCAAAGCAGTTTCAATTTTCTGTCGTGCAATACGCCCTCTTTCATGAACGCCTGCAATATGTGCCTGCAAAGCAGCGTAAAGCTCTTTAAGCTGCTGCGCTGTCAATTCAACTGTTGAGTTATCTGCAAGTGTCCATGTTTGATCTACCTCCGCAGCAGCCGCACCCATGATACGACCTTGTGACACTTGATCTGAGTCATAAATATTGCCCTCAAACTCAAAACCACCAAACTCAAGTTGATCTCGCATGACTTTAATCTCGGCCCATTTCTGGGTTTTAATTTCGTCGAGTGAGCGGGGGTCGACCCATTGCTTTATGTCATAGTTAAATATGTGGTACGGGGATGGCTGAGCAGGCATCTCTACCCACCCACCCTGATAAAACATATTTGAGCTTGGCGGGTCATCAACCGCAACCCCATCTTTCGGGGTGTTTAAAACAACTGTTTCTTCATTTGCATAAATCATCTGAAGAATTTCACCATTTTTTGAAATAATTGCTGTCATTTTTTCAGCTCCAGCGCAACAAAACGAATGTTATTCACACCGAATACACCTGACGGGTGATTCAATACAACTCTTATTGCTCTACTCCCTCTATTTGCAAATCCAAGCTTAAGAGTGTAAGTCGTAGTACCAATTGTGTTATCAGTGTCTATTATCGCAAGAGCGTTTAAAGCTCCTTCAAAATAGAATCCAGATTGACCAAGCACTTGTGTCGGCGGCACTTCCGCTCGCCCCACCAGAACAGACCCTTTGTATACAGAAAGCACTAATCTGAGCATCAATCTGTCATTTTCACTAAGATTGCCGTTGTCTTGAGCATAAGCAGTCAAATATGCAGATGCTGCTACATTACAAGAAGCATCAAATCTGCATTGCCCTCCTTGTCTATTTAGCGTTATCGTCGCAAGCGGGCTAAACTTTGCTTCCCACTCGGTCAATTGAGCAGTGAAATCAAAGTATTGCGGGAAAAATTCCCCAGTGGTCCGTACAATATTTGGGTTTGAGACTCCAATTGGCACTGTAACTGCTTCATTTTGAATTTTTAGCGTAGTCACCGCCAAATCATCAATCTTCCCACTAGTCACCGCCAAATTATCAATCTGCGCAGATTTCACAGCCAAGTCTTTAATATGGGACGTATCAATAGATGCATAATCCATAAATGCGGTTTTGAGATAAGCCCCTACCGGAAATACCGTGCCTGTGTTTGGGTCGGTGTAAGGCGTATTGCGGAAAATGAATGGGTAATAACCAGTGCTATCACCTGAACCAATCGCAAATGAATCAAAGTTCAGAATAAAATCAGATTCTTTGCCATCGTTAGCACCGCCCCATCCTGCAACTTTGCCGTTTACGTCAAGCTTGATGTACTTTTGCGCATACAAGCCGTTTACTGATTCGCTCACCTCCTGAATTGATGCGGTGTTTTGACCTACGGTTGTTTGCAAGGTTGTTGTTGCTTGCACGTTTGCAGAAACAGCATCAGCATTCGCTTTGATTTGTTGCTTGTATAAAGCATCGTTTTCTTTAATCGTTGCAACAACTTGATCTGTACGTTTAGATTGAGCCAAATCGCCTTCAATACGTGCAGATTGCTCCGACCATACGCCTGCATAACCTCCCTCATTACCAATTAACTCGGATTCCGAGCCGATTAAAGGCGGGTTAAGCTGTGCATATACGCCGTCAATTCTCGTAGTCTGAGCAATAATCTTATTATCAACATCTTTGATATCTGATTTAACTTGATCAAGTGCACCAGTTGATGCTTTATCATCAAGCTCAAGATTAATGGAATCAATCGCTTCGGCATTTGCCGA